CCGGGCGAGGCGGCCGCCCTTTCCGCTCGACTCACGCAGGACCTTCCTGCCGAGGCCGTCGAGTCCTTCTTCCGCTGAGGCGGCCCAGGGTCCGGCGTGCCCGGGCCGTGCCCCGAGGGAGGAGATAAGGGAACCAAGGGGATCTTTGCCAAGGCGAAGGACCAGGCCGCCAGCCTGGTCAAGCTGGTCGCCAAGCTGCCGGTCAAGGCCGCGACGGCGGCCCGCGACAAGATCGCCGCGAAGTACAAGCAGGCCGAGAACCGCTATGGCCGCAAGATGGCGATCGCCATCATCGCCGCCGGCGTGGCAGGCCTCCCGCTGCCGGTACCGGGATCGTCGCTCCTCCTGGCCGCGCCGCTGATCGCCGCCGGCGAGGCTTACCGGGCGCTCAGCTCCAAGCGCGACGACGAGGACCCGGAGGATTACACCGAAGACGAGTTGATGGAACGCGGCAAGAAATGGCTGCAAGAAATCCTCGACGACTGGCGCGAGAACGACGTGCCGAAACTGGAGAAGGAAGACTAGCACAGTCGGCAGCACCGGTGGGATCCACGGTGCTGCAGGAGCGTTACGCTTCAGCCCGCGATCGGCGGGCAAAGCGTAACGATTGAAAGGACACTGGCATGAGGCATCTCAGCGTGGTTCACAAGGCCAAGATCGGCAAGGCCGTCCGCAAGCTCACCGATGAGCAGGTCCGCGAAGCGCGGCGGCTGCTCGAAGAATACCCTGCCCGGGAAGTGGCTCTGAAATTCCGCGTGCACCCGGCCACGCTTTACGGCATCAAATCCGGACGCCGCTATGGGCACGTGCCGGATCAGCCCCCAACTGAGGAACCGACATGAACGCCCCATTGATCGAACGCCGCATCTTGAACCTGGCCGCCTGCCCCATCGCCCTCGAAAAGCGCACGAGCGCCGACGGCAAGGAGAAGCAAGTTTTCACCGGCTACGCCGCCGTCTTCTTCGACGCCGGCGATCCCGGCACGGAGTATCCCCTCTATCCCGGCATGCGCGAGCGCGTCATGCCGACGTGCTTCGATCGGGCCATCCGCGAGGGGCAGGACATTCGCGGCCTCTTGAACCACGAGCCCGACAACCTGCTGGGCCGCTGCTCGTCGGGAACCATGCGCGTGAGCGTGGACAAGCGCGGCCTGCGCTATGAGATCGACTACGATCCGGACGATGCCGATCATCAGCGCGTCATGGCCAAGATGAAGCGCGGCGACTTGACCGGTTCGAGCTTCAGTTTTCGCGTCGCTCCCAATGGCCAGAAGTTCTCCCCGGGCGGACCTGACGCCGACGATATCCGCGAGCTGCATGACGTCGATGTCCTCGACGTCGGCCCCGTCACGTTCCCGGCCTACAGCTCGACGACGTCGGGGACCCGGGCCGCCGGCGAGGAAGCCGAACTGCGGTCGCTCTGCCAGGACGCCCAGGCCCTGCAGCGCGGCGCCGTCAAGTATGCCGAGGGACCGGCGATCCGCGAGGACAAGTGGGACCAGGACGCGGCCCTGGAACGCGTGCAGCGCTGGGCCCACGAAGGCGACCGCATGAACTTCCAGAAATACTCCCGCGCCTTCGGCCATCACGACGGCAGCGCCACGGAGGCCGGCTTCCGGCTGCTGCATCACGACGTGCGCGACGGCAAGCTCCACGTCCATGAAGGCGCCGTCGCCCGCTGCTTGCGCCTGCTCGATTCGGAAGGGGGCGGCGGAGTCCCCGAGGCCGATCGCGCGGCGTGCCGCTCTCATCTCGAACGTCACCAGTCGGCCTGGCAAGACGACGAGGAAGACGAGGACCTGGAGGGCGAGGGCGAGGGCGACGCCGATCGGGACGAAGAGGACGGCGACGACGAACGCAAGCGCACGCTCGAACAGAAGCGCATGCGCCTCCGCCTGGCCGACGCCGAGGCGTGAGGTATTTTCCAGGCCGCCGAGAAAAATTCGCATCGCGATTTGACCGGCGGCCAAAACTCGCGTACGGTTTCCCCAGAACCAACTCGGCCCTGCTCGCTGCTCTCGTCTAATCGTGGCGGCGAACACGGGCTCCGCAGGACACCTCGACTGTCTAATCGGCGAGATCCTGTCAGCGATCGGTCCAAACGACCTGTCGCCGGCGGACTCGCCGGAGTCATTTTCCGGCAGCTTTCCACGGCGACGCATTCCGGGGAAAGCCCATGCCCGTCACCGCCAAAGAACTTCGTGAAAAACGAGCCGCCCTCGCCAAGCAAGCGCGCGGCATTCTCGATAAGGCCGAGGCCGAAAAACGGGACCTGACCGCCGAAGAGCGCCAGGCCTGGGACCGCATCATGGGCGGCAACGATCCGCAAGGCAATCGCGTCGTCGGCGAGGAAGAGCGGCTCAAGAGCCAGATCGACACGCTCGAACGCCAGGAGCGTTTCGAAGACGAGATGAAAAACCCGATCGGCGGCAACCGCGGAAACGGCGGGCCCGGCCGGGAAGACGGCCCCGCCGGCGGCCAGCAAGGGGTCACCGAGGAGCAACGGGCCCTGGCGATGCAGGCCTGGGTCCTCAACGGCCGCGGCCAGGAGCTGCGCGATGAACATCGCGAGGCCTGCCGCGCAACCGGCATCAACTATCGCTCGAACGAGCTGGTGCTCAATCTGCGGCGCGACAATTACGCCCGCATGCGCTACACCTATACCGGCCTCGAACAGCGGGCCGGTTCGGCGTTGCCCCAGGCCACGGCCCTGATCGCCTCCGGCGGCGCCCTGGTTCCCGAAGGGTTCATCAACAACGTCGAGATCGCCTTGCTGCAGTACGGCGGCATCCGCAACGTCGCCGACGTCATGCGCACCGAGAGCGGCAATGATCTCCCCTGGCCGACCGTGAACGACACGGCCGTCAAGGGCCGGCGTCTGGCCGAAAACGCCCAGATCAACACCAAGGACATCACGTTCGGCGTGTGCACCTTCCGCGCCTACCTCTACACGTCGGACATCGTCCTTGTTCCGGTTTCGCTGATTCAGGACGCGGCCATCAACCTGTCAAACCTCGTCGGCTCGCTGTGCGGCGAACGCATCGGCCGCATCCAGTCCGACGAGTTCACCACGCACACCGGCAACGCCGGCCCGATGGGCATCGTCCCGGCCGCCACCTCCGGGGTCAGCGCAGCCGTCGCCACGGCGATCGCCGCCGACGATCTCTACTCGCTCAAGCATTCCGTCGATCCGGCGTACCGCAAGGGCGCCCAGTTCATGATGCATGACTCGATCCTGCTCGCCATCAAGAAGCTCAAGGACGGCATGGGCCGCTATCTGTGGCAGGCCAGCCTGGCGGGCGGCTCGCCCGACACGCTCGACGGCGACCCGATCCAGATCAATCAGTCGATGGACTCGACCCTGGCCAGCGGCAAGAAGCCGGTCCTCTATGGCCAGCTCTCGAAATACAAGATCCGCGACGTCGGCGAGATCCGGCTCCGCCGCCTCGTCGAGCGCTACGCGGACCTCGACCAGGAGGCCTTCCTGTGCCTGATGCGCTCGGACGGCAACCTGCTCGACGCCGGCACGCATCCGGTGAAGTACATCGCCAACTAAGCCGGTCCCGACGCCCAGGGGACTGGCAGATATTTCGCTCGCGTTTGTTTGATCGAAAGGGATCTGATGAAGTTTCTGAAATTCAACTCGCCGATCGCCGGCCGCAACTTCGCCATCTCTCCGGGCGACGTTGTCGAATGGCCCGACGATGAAGAGGCCGGGCGGATGATCGATCGGGGCATCGCCGACGAGTTGACGCCCGACGCCGCCGAGGCCGCGGCCCGCGCCGCCGGCCGACCGGTTCGGCACAGGCCGGTGGAAACGGCCACGGCCCGCAAGGCGCCGGAGAAGGCCGTCGCCCGCTAGCCGCCGCTCGAGCACCACTCGAATCGGCGAGGTACGATCGCACTCGAACTCCCAAAGGGGATTGCCCATGTTTCTGAACTTCCTCAAGCATGTGAAAGTCGTCCGCTGCATGAACGCCGTTGCTGCCGGCAACGGGGATACGCAGACCTCCAGCACGTTCGCGATGGACGGCTTCGACTCGGTCTGCGTCGTCGCCGAGCTGGGGCCCGTCGTCGATGCCGCCGTCGCCACTCTGCGCGTGCAGGACGGCTCTCTCTCGAACGGCTCCGACGCGGCCAACATCTCGGGCGCCTCCGCGGCCCTCACTGGGGCCACGTCGAGCAACACGAACCTGGTCGTCGATGTGCAGCGGCCGCAGACCGAGTACATCACGGTCACTCTCCAGCGGGCGACCCAGAACATCACGATCAACGGCATCACCGCGTACCTCTACAACGCGAAGAATGTGCCGGTGACTCAGCCGGCCAGCGTTTCCGCCTCCGCGATTGTGCTGGCGAACTCGTAATCGGAAATCAACTCCGCCCGCGGCGGATTCTCGATAGGCCTCGAATGCAGGAGTATCGCTCATGGCAACGACCGAAGCCGGACATGCCTCCAACCGATCGTATTTCGATCGGGACGGCATTCTGCATCTCAATGGCGCATCGATCGCGCTGGATGAATCCGGGACGTCCCTGAGCCCAACGGAAGCCAGCTACCTGGAAGGCATCACTCCGGGAACCGTGGCGGCAAGCAAGGCAGTCATCGCCGACGCCAATGGCGCCGTCGATACGCTTACGATCCTGACGGCCCTGGTCATGAGCGGCAAGCTGCGATTCAAGACGTCGGCTGTCGCCGCCGCCGGCTCCGGCCAGGCCAACGGCGGATCGCTCAATACCGGCTTCAATCAGGTCACCGGGGCCGACAACACGACCTGCGTCGTCTTGCCGGCGCCGGCCGCCGGCGAGTTTGTCGCCGTCAAGAATACAGTCAGCGGGAAGAATCTCCCGGTCTACCCGAGCGCGAACGTGGCCATTGATGCCAGCAGTGTCAACGCCGCGGTGAACCAGGCGAGCTTG